ATTCAAAGCCAATGGGCTCTACTGATAAACCGTACCCTGCTTTTTGGACTTCAACCCTCAAGGATACCACAACCGGATGGTTGGATTTGTGCAGAGACCCAGATTTCTGGGAAGCAAAGGCTGGTGATGAGGCTGTTATCTATGAAATCTCACCCAGCGCTAAGATTCTGGTTATGGATTCGCAAGAAGATTATAATAAAATAAAAAAAGCCTATCCCAAGCAAACCCCTCAAGGCGGGGTTGATATGCAAATGATGTTCGGCGGATCCCACATAATGGGTGGAAACATGATTGATGTTGTTGATTGGAGCAAGCTTAGCAAGGATTACGACGCAATTTATTGTTCCAGCAATAGCTGCTATACCGGTTGGGATGTGGAATCTATTGCATGGTGGAACTTAAATGTCCTCAAGGAGATTGACATTGTAGACATCAGCAAAGAATGTCGTTTAATTACAAAAGGAGAGTAAATGTTCTTATTAATAAGCTCTCTGCTGTTGGCAGAGCCCAAGTTCACTCACTTGGAAGCCGGTGAGTGTGCACCATGGAAAGGTAGATTACTTAATGATGAAGCTCTATCAGAGCTTATAATTCAAAACCAAACAGCAAAGATGTCTTGTGAGATGCGTGTAGAGTTCGAGATCAACAAGGTTAAAATTGATGAAAAATATAAGTATGATTTGTTAATGACTCAATATAAAGCCGAAACTACCAAACTTAACGAGATCTTAAAAATTCGTGATGAACAGATTAAACAAATGAAACCGCGAGATGAAATACTATTTATTGCAGGTGGTTTCGTTATTGGAGCCGCCACTGCGATCGGCATTATGTATGCCGTTAAACCAGGATTAACGCAATGAAAAATAAAGACCCAAATTACGCAATAAAAGTAGAAAAGGCAATTTCCGAAAAGTATGGAGAAAAAACAATACAACATCCAAAAAAAAACTGGAGCGATGAAAAGGAACAGCAATATCTTGAAGACCTCAAGGGATTCTATAAATATGAAGAATCTGGATTAGATGAAGAACAGGAGGTTGAAGGGGTTTTTATCCCCAAGAAACTAATTATGAAGAGTTCCAATCGATCTTGTCCAGTTTGCAATGTTTATTCTTTCAAATCAAATGATGATGTGTACATGTCAAAATTTGATTGTTGTGAAAAGTGTTACATACAGTGGGTTGAAGATCGGGAAGAGCGATGGAAAACTGGATGGAGACCAATTAAATGTTAGAAATTATACAAGGATTATCACAAGCAGCAGCGAACGCTTATGACGGGGCTCATGACGATAGATTTTCTCTAGATGGACAAGTTCGTAAAGTTGGATTGCGACGTGAAGAAGGGTGTCCAATTATGGATAAACGAGTCAATGATGGGTTTTCTGTTAAATTCTACGGAAACAAGATGTGTATTAACTACCAGTCAGATATCAGGTTAAAGGAAGTGTACTCTGGTAAATTTGAACAAGAAATGGAGAGAATGCTCAATGAAGTCAAAAAATTCCTCCAGAAAGAATATAAGGTAATTACCGGCAATTCAGTTTCTCTAACCTCTGTTGGAGAACCAAAGATTTATGTGCAATCAACTTCTCGCGTTCGTTCTTTCGTACAGGCATATCAGCACTACAAAATCAGTGGCGTAAAAGAAGAGCCCGTTATGGACCCAGCAGTGGAAGATAGCAGGGCAATTACACGAAAATTTTTAGAGCAAGTTAAGGCTGCAAAACGACCAAACAATGAATTCATCAGAAAGAACGATAATCAAAAGAAATAGAAAAATGAAATGGGATTTAAATTATCTAAGAAAGACATTGTAAAAGAAATTGTGAAGTCTGGGAAAGATCCCAAGTATTTCATTAACAACTATTGTCGAATTTCCCATCCATTGAAAGGTCTTATTCCATTTCAAACGTATCCATATCAAGATGATCTTATTGATGATTTCAATGATTTCCGCTTTACTGTTATATTAAAAGCACGGCAGCTTGGGATTTCAACAATCTCGGCTGCTTATTGTGTTTGGCTCATGTTGTTTCATCGAGACAAAAACGTTCTGGTCATTGCAACAAAGTTTGCCACTGCTGCCAATCTTGTAAAGAAAGTTAAAAACATAATGAACTATCTTCCGGAATGGATGAGAGTTGCAAAAATTAAAGTCGATAACAGAACTTCTTTTGAATTATCAAACGGATCCCAGATCAAAGCGGCATCAACATCCGGAGATGCTGGTCGTTCGGAAGCCCTATCGCTTTTGGTAATCGACGAGGCGGCGCACATTGATGGTCTTTCTGAATTGTGGACTGGCTTGTATCCCACGTTATCAACCGGTGGAAGATGTATTGCCTTATCAACCCCCAATGGTGTTGGCAATTGGTTTCACAAAACCTATGTTGACGCAGATGAGGGGCAAAATGACTTTAAGCCAATACATTTGCCATGGGATGTACATCCAGAAAGAGATCAAGAGTGGTTTGCTAAAGAAACCAAAAACATGTCTCGAAGGCAAATTGCTCAGGAATTAGAGTGTAATTTCAATACTTCCGGAGATACCGTCATACATGCTGATGACATTGCTTGGCTTAACGAGCAAATTAGAGAACCCGTATATAGAACTGGGCATGATAGAAACTTTTGGATCTGGGAAAAATGGCAAGAAGGAAACACTTATCTTTTAGTGGCCGATGTTGCTAGAGGTGATGGCGCTGATAATTCTGTGTTTCATATTTTAAAATTAGAAACCATGGAGGTTGTGGCAGAATATCAAGGCAAACCCAACCTAGACATGTATGCTCAAATGATCTATTCGGCTGCTACTGAATACGGGCAGTGTCTTTTGGTTGTGGAAAACAATGGCATTGGTATATCCGTTCTCGAGAAACTAATTACTTTGGGCTATCAAAATCTTTACTATTCAGTCAAAGGCACTCATGAATTTATAAATCAAACTCACGGACAGCACATGCAAAATGCTATTCCAGGCTTTACAACTTCGATAAAAACAAGGCCCTTGATTGTTGCAAAACTTGAGGAATTCATTAGAAACAAAATCTTAAACATCCACTCTTCTCGCTCTTTCCATGAGTTCCGAACTTTTATTTGGAATAATGGAAAGCCCCAAGCAATGCGATCTTATCATGATGATTTAATAATGTCTTTGGCAATAGTGTGTTGGGTTAGAGATACAGCCCTAACCGTATCACAAAAAGAAATAGAATACAAGAAAGCTATGTTGGGTGGAATGTATTTGAAAAAAAACGTTCTAAATACCACTATCAAAGGACAAAGTGGTTATAATCAAGATTTCGAAACTAAATACGAAGAAGAGTTATCAATAACAAGAGAATTTGCTTGGATCTTCAAAGGATAAAATAAGTGGCTAAAAATAAAAGAAATTTGGGAAAAAACCCGTACAATCCAGAAAACAATCTGTTTAAATCTTTAACTAGGTTATTCTCTGGTCCTATAACAAAGCGCAGAACACAAACAGGACGACAGCTGCGACGACAGCATCTGGACATGTATGCCAGTAAATTTAGATCTCTGTCTGGTAAGCAATTTAAAAAAGTTGAATACAATCCTATGAACGTGTTAGCTGCGAACATGATATCAAATAGAAATCGCGGAGAAAGATACATTGACTTCGATCAGATGGAGTACACTCCCGAGATCGCTTCTTCGTTGGATATTTACGCAGATGAGATGACCACACACTCCTCCCTACAGAAGATGTTGAGGATAGACTGTCCGAATGATGAAATAAAATCTATATTGGAAAACTTATATCACAATGTTTTGAATATAGATCATAATTTATTTGGTTGGTGCAGAACCATGTGCAAATATGGCGATTTATTTTTATATTTAGATATCAACGAGGGTATCGGTATAAACACTTGTATAGGCTTGCCACCACAAGAAATTGAAAGATTAGAGGGCGAAGATCCAACCAATCCAAACTACGTACAATTTCAGTGGAACTCTGCTGGGATGACTTTGGAAAATTGGCAAATGGCTCATTTTCGCATTCTTGGTAACGATAAGCATGCTCCATATGGAACGTCTGTTCTTGAGCCTGCCAGAAGAATTTGGAGACAACTTACTCTCTTGGAAGATGCCATGATGGCGTATCGTATTGTTCGTTCCCCCGAAAGAAGAGTTTTTAAAATAGACGTTGGGAATATTCCTCCACAAGATGTTGAACAATACATGCAGAAAGTCATGACACAGATGAAACGACATCAAGTTGTAGACCCCAAAACAGGAAGATTGGACTTAAGATATAATCCCTTATCAATTGAAGAGGATTATTACATACCCATACGTGGACAGTCCCAAACAGAGATAACCAATCTTCAAGGTGGTCAATTTACAGGAACAGTTGAAGATGTTAAATATCTAAGAGATAAGTTGTTCTCCGCCCTTAAGGTGCCTCAATCCTATTTAACAATGGGAGAAGGCGCAACAGAAGATAAAACAACATTGGCACAAAAAGATATTAGATTCGCCAGAACAATCCAGAGACTGCAAAGAGTGGTGATTTCAGAATTGGAAAAAATCGGAATCATTCACCTTTTCACCATGGGATTCAGAAATGATGATCTGTTGGCATTTGATTTGAAGCTTAATAATCCTTCCAAAATAGCAGAGCTTCAAGAATTAGAGCAATGGGATAAGAAATTCTCTGTCGCTGGGAATGCTACTGAGGGATATTTCTCTAGAAGATGGATAGCAGAAAAAGTGTTTGGACTCTCGGAAGAAGAGTTTCTACGTATGCAGAGAGAAATGTTTTATGATAGAAAGTTTGCTGCTGATTTGGAAGCAGCAGGACAAGGACCAGAAGCTGGTGGCGGTGGCGGACTCGCAGACTTAGGTGGCGATGAAGGCGGAGGAGATCTTGGTGATTTAGGTGATCTAGGCGGAGAGGAACAACCAACAGAAGACACAGTAGATACCGGAGGAGAAGACGACGTAATCTTAGCAGAACCTCCAGCAAAGAGAGATGATACTAAGAAGAGTGGAAAACCAAAATATAAAAGAGGTAAATATAAAAGCCACAAAACCTCGTACTCGAAAGGTGGACTGTCCAAGCAACTTAAGAGATCGCACTCACCAGAGTTCGGGGACACCGCCAGAACAACGTTTCATGGAAAAACAGGATTTGGTGGCTTGGACTCCATAGGAAGAGGGATTACCGAAATCAAAGACTTCGGAGAATCCGAAGAAGAAAAACTATTTAATACAAGCAAGCATGTAGATCGTTTGATTGAAAGTTTGTTAAAAACAAAGGTATCAAAAGATGAAGCATAATAAGAAAAGAAATACCGCTTTTCTTTACGAGAGTCTTGTTAAAGAGCTTACAAAGTCAATCGTAAGAAAAGAAGATAAGAAAAAACACAGAATAGTTTCTATCCTTAGAGAATATTTCTCTAAAGATCAGATCCTCTATAAAGAGTTGCAACTATATAAATCTATTTTAGAAAACGAGCACAAAATGACGGATGAATTTTCCAAGAGATTTCTCTCGGAGACTAAGAAAGATTTTTACGGCTTAAGTAGGAAAAGTGTTTTCAACAAACAAACAGAATTAATCTCTCAAATTAACAAAGATTTAAATTCGAATGTTTATGCTAATTTTGTATCAAACTATAAAAACATAGCAACAGTTGGGCAATGGTTCAATTCCGATTCGTTAAATGCCAAATCTAGAATTCTAATAGAGGCAAAGGTGCGGCAAATTTTGATACCAAGAGTTTTAGAATCGAAAAAAATGAAACACATTGACAATTTAACCTATAAAACTTTCACAGAAAAATTCAATGAAACATATAAAAGAACATTAAGAGAAAATCAAAAAACTCTGTTGACGCGCTACATTACATCTTTTTCCGATAATGGTTTGGAGTTAAAGTCTTTTATGAATGAAGAAATAAGCAGATTGAAAACCAGTCTTCATGAAATCAAGGACAGTAAATATAAACAAAACATAGACAAGGTGGTGGATAAATTGGAAAAATTCAAAGAAAGGCCGATTGATGAATCTATGGTCAAAGATCTTTTCTACATACAAGATCTTGTGGGAGAGATTCATCATGGCAATTAAAATAAACATTGACCCTGCTATAGCATCTGAATCTCAAAAAACAATCAATGTTACAATAAAAGGTAGAGAAAAGATAGACTACAACTTTGACTTGCATGTGAGAGAGACACTTAATGGTGATTTTTTAATATTTGACCATAGAGACATTGATATTATAATCCTCAAGGAGCAGAAAAAGATTGTAGCATTCGCAAAAGATCTAATGACAGAAAGCGTATACGGAGCTGAGGCGCGCCTGTTTGATCATCTGAGGAAGAAGGGGATTGTCATGTATGATTCAATACAAGGTGGAAACATCTATGGTTCCTTGGAGGGAGCAATCATAGCTTCAAAAGATCACGACATCTATGAAGCTAGTATAGTTATGATAGCAGAGTGGTTAAAAGACGAAAAGCCAATGATGGATGATGCCGAGAAGTATGAGGAAGAGCTTGAAAACTATTATGCAAACCCCAGCGATGGA